CAGCTTCTTGGCGTACTGGAGGATGATGCCCTTGACCTTGTCGGAGATGGAGAAGGGAGGATAGACGGAAATGGAATCGCCGGAGTGAACGCCGGTGCGCTCCACCAGCTCCATGATACCGGGGACGAACACGTCCCGGCCGTCGCAGATGGCATCCACCTCCACTTCCCGACCCTGGATGTACTTATCCACCAGCACGGGCTTGTCCTCGTCGATCTCCACGGCGTTTTTCAGGTAGTGGCGCAGCTGCCGCTCGTTGGCGACGATCTGCATGGCCCGACCGCCCAGGACGAAGGAGGGGCGCACCAGCACGGGATAGCCGATCTCCTCGGCGGCGGCAATGCCGTCTTCCAGCTTCGTCACGGCCTTGCCCTTGGCTCTGGGAATGTTCAGCTCGTTCAGCAGCTTTTCAAATTCGTTCCGATCCTCGGCCCGGTCGATGGCGTCGCAGTCGGTGCCGATGATCTTCACCCCCCGATCGTGGAGGGGCTGAGCCAGGTTGATGGCGGTCTGGCCGCCCAGGGAGGCAATGACCCCTTCGGGCTTCTCAAATTCGATGATGTTCATCACATCCTCGGGAGTCAGAGGCTCGAAGTACAGCTTATCGGCGGTGGTGTAGTCAGTGGAGACGGTCTCCGGGGATTGCTTTCGTCTTTATCAAACTCCCAAACCCATTTACCTCTACTGAAATAAATATCTAATGGCTTTAATCCATTCTCAAAATAAAATCCTGCCTGTACTGGATTGATAATTTTTACTGTCTTCATTCTTTAATTCTCCTTTTTGTGTTTTGTTTGACATATTGATTAGTTCGTGCTGACGCACTCACTCTTGTCGCATTTTGATTTTCCATTTTCGACCAGTCAGAAAGTACATATCTATTACTCTCTCTAATATGTGTGTTCTGAGTGGACGATTTTGGAAAGTTGTAGGTACGAGTGGCATACGCCTGTGTTGTTTTCTTCACTTGGTTTCCATTAAGAAATGTGTTTCAAAATGTAAGTTGAGATGTGATAAAACTGGACACGCAAGTGGACAGTTCATGAATATGTATCTTCCAAGTGAAAAATTGCAAACTTCTCTTTCTTACTTCAAGGAACGGATGCCCGACAGGGCAGACGATTATTCCTTTAAGTGATAAAGAGAATTTTGATTCAATTTTGAGCCACTTATATATTCTCCAAAATTCCATCTTCATTCTTGAAAACGAATACACTTCTCTTATGATCTACATCCATCTTATCTGGCTTAATATCCACAAGCGTATAACCCATCTTCAATAAAGTTCTCGCTTTCTTTGCCGTGAAGATTATCACTGTATCTTTCTCTTTCATGAATCTTGTTCCCCTTTCTGTATGATTTATATACTTTCTCAAACTCTCTGTTGTTTAAGTCCTTTGTCATTTCATAAAAATATTCATTCATCTTTCTGTGTCCTTTCTTTTGGGAGGATTAGACTCTACTCCAAATGGAGAAGAGTCTAAAAATAATGTTAAATAACTATGCAAAAAATTTAAGGAGTATTATGGAAATACTCTACCTAAATAGGTAGCTAATTCATCTGCTCAGTAATAGAGTCAATAGCTCTTTCTATATTATTCTCCACTTTGAATAAGAATACTGAGCGTTGCTTGTTCTTCTTGTCTGCCTTGACGTGAGTTATTCTGTACCCACGTCTCAGCAATTCATTGGCTACATATCCACTGAATATATAGCACTCTGTCTTATGTTCATTTGAATAATTCATTACATCACCTGTTCTGAAACTGCTACTGCATATTTACTTGTCATGGCATAAGAAAAAGGATTATCACAAATAGAATCAATACTACTTGGAAATCCTTGTATGTTTACGATGTTGTCTTTATATATGCCATTACGATAGAAGTCCACTTCTGGTAGCTTAATCTCTATATCAGTGTTCCACCATAAGATTTCATTCACTGCTTCAAGGTCTATGTCAGTGCATAACTTTTTATCTTCTACCCAAATCTTGCTACGACCTTTTACTAAGCCTAGCTCTCTTTTAAATTTGTTAAAATCTTCCTTTGTATGACTGCGCTCAAACTCTAATAATTCCGGCAGATCAAGTACCTCATTTATCCAATACTCATGTATGCCAACCCATCTCTTATCTGTGTAAAAGCCAGCGTCACTTGAATCTATTGCTATGAGCAACATCATTAGTTCATCTGTTAATTTTTCCTTTGGTAAATCATATAAAGACCATAGAAGTAATACAGTTGACAGATTATACTTCTTGCAGTATTTCTCTCTGTAAATGTTCTGTACTCTGTTTAAATTGATTGCTTGTGGATTTATTTCTTCGTGATATGTAAACTGTGTAAGATGATTGTCGAAACATTTTCCCTGTGCTTTAGCAAAGTCTACACCAATCTGTTCATTATCTGTATCAGCGATTTTATAATAGCAGTCAAGTTTCTGCTTATCTTTTTCATGCACTTTATTGTCATTAAATATAAATGCACTTTCAATATTCCAACCTTTAATCTGTTTTAAGATAGCGCATGATAAAAGTGAATCTAAGTCGTCTGTTAATGTAAGACCATATTCATCTGTGCCATCAATCCATTCGTTTCCTTTTAATAATTTCTGTCTATATTCTTCCTTCATTCTGTTTACCACAGTGAGATAACTCACCATGATAAAAGAAGAAGATGGAATAACTAAATGTCATATAAGTTATCTCACCTTTCCTTTCTACCTGTTTTTGGTTACTGCGTTTATTTATACTGGTTATCGTTTTCCAGTTTCTTTGTGATTTTTTCGCACAGATTTGTGCGTAAGATTATTTATGATTTTCATAGAACTCCATAACCTTATTGTATAGGTCTGGATATAAATTGATTTGTTCCTTTTCCCAACGACATATTGTGCTCTTATTACATTCCGCAAATGACGCAACTACTTGTTGAGAAATTTCTTTGTATCTTCGCCAAATGCGAAACTCTTTTCCTGTCATTGTTGCACCTTCTATTCATTTTGTTCCTTATAAATTATGGTCTGACAAGTCGTACCAAGCCCAGTCCATAATCTCTTCTGGAATCCATTCATCTCCATCAAGCCATGCCTGTGCAAGTTCTTCTGCATACTCATAAGCGTTCTCTTCTACAGTGTCCCAATCTATTAAGAGTTCTACATCTATCTCTTCACCGAACATTGCAAGAACCTCTACTTCTTCCTCAGCACGTTCTCTTTCTTCTCTATACGCTTGTGTGTACGGATTAGAATATCCATCTAATGACTGATACCGACAACCTTCATCAGCAAGTCCCCACTCTTCAATCATATCGTCTACAGAAGAGTGAGCATCTATGATACTGTTGAATCGGTCTAATCCCCATCCACCACCGTCATAGGATTGTCCACCTGCTTCACGATATGCACCGAGAAAAGATGCGTTTTGTGCTACTGATTTGACTGACTTACCGCCAAATATTCTACTGAACAGTCCCATTAGTCATCACCTGACTTCTTCTTTTTACTGGTCTGATTTGGTCTTGGTTCTTTTGGCAGTGGCTTTCCAATGCCATAGATGCAGTTGATAAAAGCGTTATATGTTTCCTCTGATAATCTTTCTTCATTCTGTTCAACCATAATGATATATCTTCTTGATACATTGCACCAATCAGCGACTTGCTGTTGTGTCTTAGAATTATAATATCTCAGGAATTTTAACTGTTCTCCACTGAGCATTTTATCCCTCACTTTCTACAAAAAATGGGACGACCTATACACATATAAGTCACCCCATAATTATTCAAATTATTCCCAATGAAACTTTACTTTCTTTTGGTTTTCTTTTTATGTGTATTTTATTTACCTGTAGGTAATACTGTCTTAGCAACAACGATTGCTGTATCATCAGTTAATGACATTGCATAGAACTGAGATAAGTAAATAGTTGTCTGTCTGAGAGATGCATCCCTTGCAGTTTCAGCGAATGGATTCTCTTTTGGAATATAAGAGATAGCGTTCTTCTTCATTACAAGGATAAATCCCTCTGTGTTTGTTGTATCATAGAGACGATCAGATAATACAACTGGAATATCAAGGAAATAACCGATAATTCCGTTTACTGCAATACCGTTACCATCCTTTGTCATTGTTCTCTCACGAGAAGTGAACATATCCATCTTATAGAAAGATGGTGCAAAGAGAGATGAGATAACGATAGCATCAAAATCTGCACTGTCTCTGTCGTCACCGTAAAGTCCGAGAATGGCAATCATCTCGTCCTGTGTTACAGTGTTCTTAGCACCTAACTTATATTTCAGTGGGGACTTTAATGCCTCTGCAATAGCATCGGTATCATATTTCCTGCCAACGCTGATTGCCTGCTGCTCAGCCGCTTCATTGATAGCATTTCCGAGTTCCACCTCAGAATCATAATCTGCAACTTTTACGGCTGGTGCCTGGATTGCTTTGATTGTAGCAGTTGTAGATGTCTGCTTCATCTGTGTTACATCCATAGGAGTATTAACATCCCAATCCTTACCATCTCCAATATAGCCCCATTTCGGCATAGTTAATGTCTCACCGACTTTGCCGTGGAGTTCTCCAAGATTAACAAGGAACTGTGCTACCTTGCATTTGCCTGTAATCTTTTCTCTTACGAGAGCAGAATATACATCAGGCACAATAACATTAGTGTTAATTGTACTCATAAATTTTCACCATTTTAACCTTTCATATTTTCTTTAATTTCCGATACATCTGACTTAATCTCTTCAAGGTCAGATTTGTATGTATTCAATACCGTCACAAACTCAGCGTTTGTCTTTGATAATCTTTCATTGGTTTCCTGTGCATTAGCCAGAACAGTGTAAAGTTTTTCCTCACGCTTCTCTGACTGTGCTGTGAACTTCTCAAACGCTTTATAGATAAACCATCCTAAAGCAAGCACACAGACAATAGGAAAGCCAACAGAAGTAATCAATGTTTGAATTGTATTTACGTCCATTAGACCACCTTTCCCATTGATAAGTGGTCATCACCACCTACTTATTCAATGCTTGATAAAGTGTAGGATTTTCTGCAAAAAGTTTTGCTCTCTCCGCATATCCCATCTTCTTAAAATCTTCCCTTGTGATTCCTTTACTGGTCTGGTGATTTGATGGCTTGTTTGATCCGTTGAGAAAGTAGTTACCGAACAATGCACCTACCTCTTCTATGGTCTTATCCATGTCCTCACCGACATTTAAGAACTGTGCTAATCCTTCTGGAAGTTCTTTCTCTTTTAATTTGCTTGCAAGCGTCATTGACTTTTCCTTATTAGCAAGTTCTTTCTCTTTACTTTCGAGAGCAGAAATTCTTTCCTCTAATGCTTTCTCTGCATCAGATTTCTCAACTGGCTTTAATCTTGCAATCTCATCATTGGCAGTTTTAAGTTTCGCACTGTAATCTGTACGCACCTTATCTGTTTCTGACTGAACATATTTAGACACAAGAGCCATCTGCTCATCTGTTAAATTCAATTCTTTAATATCCATCTTTTAATCCTTTCCTGTTGCAGTCGGTACGCCCTAAGTTAAATTTAGTTCGTGGGGCTGCCCCATAAAAACTTTTGATATATTTTAACGGCTAAAAAATAAGCCCGTTATAAACTGGAGGAGGAAGGGACGATAGAACACCGTCCCATAAATAAATGATTACTATGTTAGATAATAGAAATTTTGTTGCATAAAAAATTTAGAAAATCGTTGACATTGACTTTCTATCCTGCTATAATAGCATTTGTAAAAGTTTCTTATGCTTTTCCATAGGAAAAAATTTAATGACAAGAACACCAATGTATTCATAGGATTGTTGGTGTGTTTTTTATACCCAAAACGCAATTTTTTTCTCCATATTACACCCTCATTTGACAACCCTTAAACTATTGAAAATACTACATTTTCAACAATTTCGTTCCGTAAAAATTATGCAGTTATTTCTCTCCATATTACGGACGTTGTAATGACCTCGTAATGTCTTATTTTTCAAGGGTTTTCGAATTTAATTCGGTAATAATCGTGCAGTTTTTTGCAAAATAAAAGGAAGTGGTTTTTATGCCACTTCCGATTTTTTATGCTTTATTCCGTATATCTCAATGTCTCCTGCTGCATCTTCTACAAGTGTTGGTGTTGTATCATCTGTCTTGACCAGTTTCTTCAATGTTGAAGATTTCAGTTCCAATAATCCCTGTAAGATATAGTCCTCATATTTCTCTGCATCCTCGCTTGTAAGCAATGTGTAGAGTGTTGCTTGGTTCATCTTTATCTCTGCCAAATCTTCCAAGAAGTTTTCAATGGTCTGCTTTCTCATACGGTTGTATTCACTCTTACCCAACTGAGTTTTCTCAACTCCTAATTTCTTATCGTCTTTGGCTCTTTGCTTGCATAATTCCAAGACCGTTTTAATCTTATCTTTGTCAACATCTCTTGATTTAATATCTGGCTTTCTCAAGATTTTATGGAGTGCCTTATCTGTTCCCTCAACAGTCATTGTCTTGTATGCTATCTCCCGACCAATCATATCAAGTGTTGTATTATAGAAGATATATGTCTTTTTGCTGTCGTAATTTCCTTTCTTACCAAGTTCCTTAAAGAACATTGGATAACCGATTTTGCCATCTTCTTCGCTTTTGTATCGTTCTCTGATTTCTTTCAACTCGTTTTTGTTATCTACAATCAGTGTTTTCTTTGCCTTATCAATTTCAAGACCTGACATTATAGATAACTGACATACATCCTTATACAATCTATCAACATAACTTTGATTCGTTTCTTCCTTATTCATCTCGTGCCACAATTTTGAGTTCAAGACCTGTGAGAGATTAACAATCTGACCTATAAGATTCTCACTGCTTTCGTAATCCAATTTTGCAAGATTCTTTGCCGTGTATTCCTCTTCCTTCGGATCAGGTTCAATATCTGTTGTCGGAACTAAGAACTTGTCATAATTCTTAACGGCTGCATCAATCATAATGTCGTTGTCAACAATCATCATCTGGTCACTGTCGAAGTCCATCGAGTTTGCTCTCTGTAAAACATTCTCACCTACCGAATTGATTACCATAATGTTGTCTGTCATATTGATATAGGTTGTAACCAAATGGTTCTCAGTGTTGTGTGGGAGATAAATATTTCCCATTGTGATATGTGGGCTTCTGCAAGCAAGTAACTGTTTCTGTGGGAACGCTGTTGATATGATATTTCCTTTACCAACTATTGTTGTCTCTGGCTCGTACTTTCCGATTGACTCTTGAAGCATTTCGATTGGATTTCCTAAGACCGTTGAGTAGTTACCAGTAACAAGAATCCTGCCACACTTAATATCTGCTCTGATACTCTCAATTACATTCTTCGCAAGATGTTTGTAAAGTTTTGTGTCCTTGAAGGACATATTCAGTTTCATCATTCTGTAAATTACATCTGCTTTTACATTCATCATTAAGTCGCTGTCCTCATCATCTGAGGTTGCTTCGCAATAGTGATACATTGCAAGTGGATCTTTCCTGAGCAGTTCGATATAATCTAATGTCTGTTGTAATAATTCTGTGATTTTATTCTTTGTAATCTGTAAGGTGTTTAAAATCTGATAGTGTGTTCTTACTAACTTACCGCCAAAGTATTTGGTCGGCTTTTCATATTTTACTATTCCAAATGGGATATTTTTCTTAGAAATTTGTTTCAACCAGTCATAGAACCAATTCTCGGTATCTCCGAACTTACAATATTTAATGCTGCTTCGAGTAGTAATAAATTTGATGTCCTCGATTCTCTTTGCTGTTGTAATTCCGTTTAACTGGGAAACATCTGTGATGTGGTTATCTTTGAACCACTGCTGAATATTGCTGTTAAAGCAACAAGATTTGAAGAATTTGTGACGAAGAAGTAACATTCCTTTGTCTTGGTAGTCACCCATCAGAGATTTATCAATCAGTGATTGTCCATCCCATATTTTGTTTTCAATCGTCATTTCTTTTTCTTCTGTGAAGAGTTTCTTATCTTTAAGTCCCACATACATAACCTTATCTTTGAATACTGATTTTACATCTTCGATAAGAAGTATGTTCTCCGGGCGAATATTTAAGTTTGCTGTTTTATGTGATAACAACAATGCTCTGTACGCTTCAAATGATGCAAGATTGATTCTTCTCTTCTTAGGATTGATACCGCAATCCGTAAACAAGTTCATTGAGTGAACCAATTCCTTGTTGATGAAGAAACATTTACCTTGTCTTGAAGCACTTCCTGATCGACACCATCTAACATATTCAATATCATCAATCTTGAAAGAGAAATCTTCCTTATCATATATCATATATCTGATGGTTTCTTTTGTCTTTCCGTCTACCCTGTACTTCTTGACCTTGCCCTTATCATCCTTATCATCTTCGAGAGTGCTTCTAAATGAAGAATATTTGAATGTTAAGTATACTACTTGGTCTGTTGCTAACTTTCTTCTGACATTGAAAAATGCTGTCTTTGTCATTCGTCTGTCTGCAATCACTCGACCTAATTCATCCAGTGCCATACTGCTATCTAATTTCATTTTGAATAACTGGGGATTTCTCAGATGAAGAATTTCATCTTTTGATTCATCATAGTAATCGTAATAGGAAGATAATCCAGAAGGTACGATTTCTTTTGCAACCTTAATCTCTTTGCCCTTTTTGTTCTTTGCTGATTCTACTTCTACTCTAAATAAGTCGGTAGCATCAATGCTCATAATCTTCAAGCCATTATCTAATATCATTTATTTCCTCGCTTTCTGTGTATTTGGCTATCAGATTTATCCCTTACACAATATGTATCGACACAAGTTATAAAAAACTTAACCCTTTTTTGTAAACTTTTTACAAAACTTATGTTCTCTACATAGATATTATATCATATTCTATGAAAATATCAAGTAAGAGATAAATCTTTTTTCGCCAAGTTATATGTTACGCTGTCATTTCAAAATCTTTATTTGCCGTTACACCATTGACTGTACACTTGATAGTGATTGTCTTTCCAATGTAACTATTATTAGAACCAAGTTTAATCTTCTTCTGGTTCACTTCTGTTCCTGCTCTCCAAGTCACAAACGAATTGTTAGTGAGTTCTACATCATCAACAAAGCAAGTCCATATAAAATCATCTGCCGTCATATCTATAATAGTTGTTTCTGTAATATCATTACCTGACAAATCTGTAAACAAACAACTTAATGACTTATAAGAGCCACCAATCTTAATAGTATCTGTAGATGCTGATATGCTCGTTGTGTAATTTACATCTGATCCACTACCAGTATTAACAATGGTTATGGTAGTCACGCATGAGTTAGCAGTAATCTCAACTGTACCCTCTTTAAGTAATGTCATAAGACCAGTATCACTAACAGTCGCAACAGTTTCATCAGAAGATGAATATGTTATAGATGGATTATCCACAACATTCCCATTGTTGGTCACAACATAGGTCAACTGATATGTGTTACTCTCATTTATATCCAATGTGGTAACACCTGTATATACGGTCTTATAATTGTCCTGTGGCATTGTCTGACGCTCCATATAGAAATAAGCCAATCCATTGTTAAAGAATGTATTACCGACCTTATAATAGCCACCAAAGGCATAATATTTATTGTCTACTGCAATATCTCTTGCAATAGGATTATCCTGTGTAAACATAGCCACAGCACCATTGACCATACTGAATACACTTCCATGTGCCACAGTCCATTTATCCGATACAACAGACATAGGAACATCTATATACTTATTCTCTGATTGGACAACAAATGTTGTATCACATTTCACTGCAAGAGAAGTAAAATATATATTGCTCTCAATTCCATCTTTAGAAGTAACAATAAAATTACTTCCGTTTAAAATAAAGATTGTTCCAATCTCAATAGGTGTACTCTGAGCATAGAAAAATCTAACCTTGCCCTGTGGTGTGGTACTTCTCTGATTCCTGCGAAAGAATACATCATACTTAATATCTGAGTTGAAGAAATCTGCAACTGTAATCTTCTCTCTGTTCATGGTCATATCAAACTGTTTCTGTGTACGACCAAATACATTTGCATAATTCATGTATCTCTCCTTTCCAATACAAAACAATAATAAATCCAAAGAATAACATCTCGTTGAAAACGAGTGGTATCACTTGTCTATTATTAACTCTTATCTACTACTAATATGTGTCACAACTACCCCACTTTTATCCCTATCGTTGTCACGATATTTAGACAACAGTAGGGATTTATTAGGGGTTGTTGTCACCCTAGAAATTAACTTGCTTTTTTGATTAGTTTGCTATCATCAAACCATTTTAATTTTCCCTGATTATCTAATGGCAGTTCTAACTTTGAACCATCATCAAATTCAATTACCTGTGTTACTCTGCCGTTATCTGCCTTGATCCATTTCTTCATTGTTACATCATCACTTTCTGTCTGTTTGCCATATTATCCAACGGATTAAATCTCTCAAAGTCCATCTGTAAATCCTGACCGAACATTGCTACATATTCCTTTGTAACAGTAAGGTCACTATGACCAAGTATCTTCTGTAGACGAAACATATCACCACCTGCAAGGATATAATGCTTAGAAAATGTATGACGGAATAAATGGCAGGAAGTTTTATTAACATTCCGTTTAATGTTATATCTTCTGACTAATTGTTGATATGTTCTACAACTTGCTTGCTGTCCATATTCATTGCAAAAGAGATAATCTTCACCTTCTCCACCTCTAATCTGCAAATACTCTTGTAATATGTCAGCAAGTGTATGTGATAATGGTATAATCTGCTGTTTACGGTTCTTTGTCTTGCATAGGTTAATTGTCCCATCCTCAAAGTTAATATCACATATACGGACATTAAGAGCCGTAGAAATACGATTACCAGTAGCAAGAAGATAATTCTCAAATACCCATGTCTTATAACAAGAGAATGTGCAGTTATTGGTGTCTGGTTTAACCAATAGACGCTGCAACTCTTCATCTGTATAGGTTTCTTTAATCTTCTTCTCTGCTTTGATAAGTTGTATCTTAAAGGTTGGAATGTAATTGCAGTCCATACAGTAGTATAGAAATGCTCTTACAGACCGTAAGTATGAGTTGATGGTAATATCATTTGCTTCTGTATTCTCTCTGAGCCACAGGATATAATCATCTATGGTGTCAGATGTAATAATGGAAAGATTTGTCTCTCCATTCAGGAACTCATTGAAATGAACCATCTTTTTTTTGTAACTCTCAATGGATAATTCTGTCAGATTTTTGACACGACACTTACGAAGAAACAGTTCAAATGCTTCTTCAATAGTAGGAGTTGAAACTTTGGACATTGTAATTTTCTGCATATAGGATTACCTCACTTTCTGTGCTATAATCCCACGAACAAAAAAGAACTCAACCTTTCAAAAAGATTGAGTTCCCTAACTTAGTGCCTAGAACCGGAATCGAACCAGTGACACGAGGATTTTCAGTCCTCTGCTCTACCGACTGAGCTATCTAGGCATAGTAGCGGGGACAGGATTTGAACCTGTGACCTTCGGGTTATGAGCCCGACGAGCTTCCGAGCTGCTCTACCCCGCG